TTTCAGGCTCGAGTAGAAAACTTCCACCGACAAAATCGCCCGCCCGATATTTATAGGCAGGGTCTTTTTTATTAATTGCTATTCGCTTGTAAGTCAGAACATGAATGACTGCGAGTATCTGAATGGCATCGCCTTTCGTCACACGCATTATTTTATCCCAATTATATTTTATCATTATATTATATCAAAATTTAGAATCCGTGTCAAGTAATATTTTTCGGAGGTGCTTACAGGGTTGATATCTCATATCCTTGTTTGATATAGTAGCCTAGTCGTTGACTAGCCTGTCTCCTTGCGGTATTTCCGATTAAATTTATGTCAACAACTGTAGGTTGTTGTTTTCCTTCATATGTACGAATTATTCTTCCTATGAGCTGTGTAAGTAACGGCTCGTTATTTACTGGTGTACCAAGAATTAAACAGCTAAGAATATCTAAAGAAATACCTTCTGAGAAAATTGATTGTGTCCCATACAGTATATTTTTATCTTTAAAAATTTGTTTAATTATATCTGGTCTTTCTTCGTGTGGGATTGCTCCCGTTACACAAACTGCACTATCACCAGTGAGATTGGTACAGCTTTTTAGGAAATCTACTCTATCAGATACTACTAACACTTTGTGACCTCGTGCCGCATATGCACTAGCAGTCATAGCTATAGAATTTTGATACTCTGAGTCGTAAGCCAACTCATTTACTCTATTAGCCCAAGGGATAGAGTTTCCGTCCATGAACCTTATTGGAAGTTTTAAGATGTCAATTTTTGGCATCATAAAGTTTT